CCCAGGGATTGCAGCGTTCGCGTCGCAGTAGTACTCCTGCGCGATGATGGCGTCGGCTTCCTGCTCGCCTCGTTCGGCAACAAGCTCCTTGCGCTCCTGCTCAATAGCCTCCATCGGGATAGCACCCGTGTCTTCCACGGTCAGGGTCTCGCCGTACCAGCTCGGGTCGTTCTTGGCGAACTCCACCAGCTTGTGGAAGTGGTTCGGCCCCCGGGTCGTGCTGATGAAGATCGCCCAGCCGCCGTTTTCCACCAAGATCGGCCGCAGGATGGCCCACGATTGAGGATCAGCCAGGGCGTACTCCGAGAACACGATGCCAACCGGAGGTGAGCCCACCAAGGCGTCGAAGTTGTCCGAGCCCACAACCTGCCATGTCGATCCGTTCTTGAAGCGGATGAACATCTCGTTCTCTAGCGTCTTCTCCCGAATCTCGGCCGGGAACGCATCGTCGATGCGGCGTCGCCCTGTCTTTGGATTGACGGCCGACCAGATCGCCTTGCGCGCTTGGTTCGCCATGGGGAGCATGTGCCAGTAGGAGCCGACGCGCTGCATCGCAGCAACCGCGGCCCAATGCAGGCTTATCTCGTCCTTACCGAATCGGCGGTGCCATGCGAGAGCCAAGCGCTTCGTGCCGCCCTCCAATGCGCCCCATGCCCCCATCTGCTTGGGGCGGGGCCGCCAGTCGTTCGCGGGCAGGACGACCTCCGTCATTTCCCGCCTTCCGTGAAGCGACGCACAACGACAGTCATCGCCCCGCCGTGCTCGTGCTCAACCTTCTCGCGCCATTCACCCGGCTGACGGTTCTTCAACCAGAAGATCGCCGCGGTCGTGTCCGGCGGGTAGTGCTTGCGGATCGGCGTCTCCACGATCTCTCCCGAGACCACGCGGATGTCGGTCTCGTCATGCTCGTAGCCCATCGCCCTGCGGTACAGGCTCTGCTCCACCCGCTCGTCGGCTTGGGCTTTGGGAACCTTTATGGACTCCGAAAACTCGATGTGCTGCGTCTTCCAGAGATTGATCGTGCTGACGGCCACCCCGAAGAAGTCCGCAAGTTGGGCGTCCGTTGCTCCGAGCGCGCAGAGCTTGGCCGCCTGCTTGGCGAACTCAGGCTTGTACTTCGATGGGCGCCCAGGTTTCATCGCTCCGCCTCCTCGCGGCAAGCCCGAACCAGTTCATTCGCGTTGAACGTGCGCTTAAACATCACGGCGTTCACCAGCCAGTTGCACTTCGGGCGCTTGAAGTTCCCGGGCTCGAAGTCGTAGACGAACATCACGGGGTGGTCTTCGTCCCACTTGGGCCGGCAGGCGTCACCCTCGTACCAAATGGTCACCAGAACCTCCACCATGGCTGATCGGGTGGATCGGCATCTCGGACGGCCGGGTATGCGTTGGGCTGGTTCATCGTTCGGAGGTAGCCCCTCCAGCCGAAATAGGCTGCCGCCGGAGTTGGGCCATATATGTAGACGCCGCCATGCGTGCCGCAAACCCATGCACAGTGGCTTAGGGTTACGGAGGCGCGCTTGATCCGCGGCTTGGCTTGAGGCAACCACCCGGTCACAGCATCCCCCACAGATCCCGCATGAGGCAGCACCACCACCAGATCCCCGGGATGGCGATAGCGAAGCTGACAATGACGACGGCCAAGCCGATCCTGACCGCGGTGTAGTCCCAGGGTTCGATTTCCTCCAGGGGCTCGGAGAGTTCGCCCATGTAGCCGTCGAACTCCTGCTGCTGCTTGTAGATGGAGTCCAAGAGTTCGGCGTGGTCGCGATCCTCGTTTGCTGCTGGGGGGAAGCGGAGGTCGAAGTCGGTCATCGCGCCACCGCGGCGAATGGGCTGTATGCCGTCTCCTCGTCCTCGTAGTACAGGTTGAAGAATGGCTCGGTGAACGAGTGCATCCCCGACTTGAGTTGGACGTAGAAGATCCCGTGCCGCCATCCGTACGCGATGACGTTCGGGTCGGTCAGCTTCGGGGGCGTATAGCCTGGGACTGGGACAGCCGGCGCGTTGAAGCCGATGTGGACGGTGTCGTCGGAACGAATATCGAAGCCCTGCAGCAACGCGGGCAACTCTTGCGTCCGGTTCATCGGCTTCGACCAGATGTTGCCGAAGATGAACGACGGGGCCGTGCCGTAGTCCCCGTGGTAGTACCCGTCTTTGTCCACCCTTCCGGGCCGGATGTCGCTGTCGCAGAAGCACCCCGCCGTGTAGTCTTTGTTGCCGACGTAGGAGCGGGCATGCTCCTCGGCAAGTTCGTCTAGCAGCGGCTCCGGCTCGCGCCTGCACTTGATGCCGTGGTAGTTCAGTTCGCGGGTTTCGCCGCTGAGGGGGTCGAAGAACTTGGTCATGCTGTCTCCAGTGCAGAGATTCGCGCCTTCACCATTCCTCCGACCAGCGGCGCGCGGTATATCCGCAGGTCGTCGATTTGTGAGTCGTCGTGCCAGATCCCTGCATGGGTCAGGCTGTCGCATAGGCTTTTGAGGATGTTGTCCAAGTCCCTGCGACGCTTGTCCGGCACCCACGCCTCAAACTCCACCCGAACCCGGGAGTGGTTGAAGTTCGGCCAGCGCTGCTCAAGCCCGAGCGCCTTGATCGCTTCGCGGTACTGCCTTCCCTTCGCACTCAGGATCAGCCGGCCCTTCACGCTGGCGAAGTAGCCGTTGACGCTCGGGGGCCAAGGGAGAGTGCAACTGAATGCGAATGGGCTGCTCTGCAAGGCATCCGCGTTGCCGTGAGTGGGTGTGCATTCACCCTCAGAGGCCCGCGGGCCACCAGATTCGCCCCCTTCGGGGCTAGCGGCGCTGGCCTTGCCGAAAAGATTACTGCACGGAAGGTAGGAATCAGGTGGCATTACTTCGCTTTCGCTCGGTACACGCTCACGCGCTCAATCAGGCCCTTCGTCACCATTGCGCCGAGGTACTGACGACAGGTGATTTCCGAGAGGCCGAATTTCGCTGCCGCATCCTCCGCCGACAGGTCTTCGTGTTTGTTCGTTTCGAAGAACGCCAGCAGTAAAGCGCGTGTCTTGGAGCCGATGCGGTCTATTCGCTTTGCCTGTGGCATGTCAGCCCCCGAGGTTGAAGATGCTGGAGCCGCGCACCTGTGGACGGCGAACCTTGCCACGACGAATCTGGCTGACGAGCGCCTGGCTGACGCCGTACCGCTCTGCGAGAACCCTCTGCGAATCGGCGCTCTGGAAGATCGCTTCCGCCGATTCGTCCGTCAGGGGCGATCGAGCGCGGAATGCTCGGGCAATCTTGGCTCGCGTCTCCGGTGTTGGCACGTAGCCCAGGTGAATCATCTGGTCGCGCCGCGTCCCGGCCTTGCGATGCGCTGGGTTGCAGCATGTGGCCGATTCGCAGGTCCGGAAGTAGACGTGCTGATTGCTGCACCGTTCTCCGGTCTTGAGCCAATAGAGGATCACGCCCGGCGTCACGCGCTTTTCCAGCGGAGCGAACCAGATCATTGGCTGCCCCGACTTCGAGCAGCTACCGCGAAAGTTCCAGCATCCGGTCACGTCGTCCACATGACAGCGCGCCTTGAGGTCGGCGAGGGTTCGAATGCCGCCGAGGTATTGGCCTTTGGTTCCCGCCATTACTCGCCCTCCACCGGATAGGGCCGCGCCTGTTCGACGCGCGAGTTGGTGAAGCGCAGCGAGGACTGATCGAACCAGAACTGCGCAGCCCCCTCCCACGAGCCATTGCGCTGCTTCTCGACGCTCACCTCGGCGTCGTTGTCGTTGAGCGCCTTGATGTCGTGTGGGTCGAGCTCCAGCTTCGCGGCCTTGGGCTTGTTCGCCCAAACCGTGATGACGTTGTGCGCCTGGTCGGTGATGGCACTCGAACCCCGGACGTCGTACTTCGTTGGCCGCTGGGAATCGCCCGCATTGGGCTTGCGGCAGTGCGTCACGAGGTGCAGGTGCATCCCCGTCTCTTGGGCGATGCGCACGATGTCCGTGGCGAACTGCTTCTGCTCGTCGAGGTGTTCCTCGGAAGCGCAGACCATCATCATCGAGTCGATGAAGACGTGCTGGCCCTTCAGCTCCTCGGCGAAGTACCGGCAGACGGCCACCATCAGCTCGGGAGTGAGACGGCCGATGTGGTCGAAGATCCATAGGCGACCGTCCGTCCAGCGGTTGAACTGCTCCAGCCACTTCGGCGAGGGGAAGCGCTTGGCGCTGGCTTGGCGGGCCATCCGGGCGAGGGTTCGCGATGGCTGCATCTCCATCGAGGCGATGAGGACGCGTTGCCCCTGAGCCATGAGGTCGAGGGCGACCTGGCCGGTGAACATCGACTTCCGGTGACCGCTGTAGCCGCTCCAGACGGTGATCTCGCCCGGGAGGAAGTTGATGAGGCCGGCGAGCTTCGTGCTCGTGATGGTCGGATGTAGGGATTGGCCGCCCTCCTCCACCTGGAACTCCTTGAGGAGATCCTCGGCGAAGACGGAAGCCTCGCGCACCTTGACCGACGCTTCGGTCATGCGCATGTAGGCGTTGAAGTCGATGTCGTCACGCAGCATTTCGGCCATGTGAGCGCTCCTTGTGGATGTGAACTTCCCCGCCGAACACCGCGGCGACCTGAGCGGCCCCAGCAGCAACGGCGGCACCGTAAGCGGCCTCGATGCGGCGCTCGTCGAAGCCTTGAACGTGGACGGTGCAGCCCACGAGGAATCGCAGATCCAGCCGCTTGGGGTCGTCGGTGGCGTCGATGGCGATACGGGCGTGTCCGCCGTCCCGATCGGCCCAGCAGGCATCCTCAGCGTCGGCGCAGTCCACGAGGAGAAACACCGACTCCGGGCGCTTCCCACGCTGGCGCAAGGCGATGAGAGGAGCATGGAAGCGCATCAGATGAGCCCTCGCCGTTGTTCCGTGGCTTTGCCCGTGTTCTTCTCCCCGTCGCTGAGCCAGCCGGCCTGAAGCCCCTGCGAGCCGCGAACACACCACACGCTCAGGAAAGCATCGAATGGCATCCCCGCCTTCTCAGCTTCCCGCCGTGCCCCCGAGACGACCGTTTCCGTGATCGGCGCTTTCTTCGCCTGCCGCAGCGAAGTCCAGTCGCTCCAGACCTGCTCGGGAACATCGGAAGGGCGCGAGACCGGCGCTTGCCGCCG